ACCTGCAATGCCATCTGCTTCGAGAGCATCCCACATGTCGCCAATCCACATTGGCACAAGGCGTTGCCTAGCCATAGTCGTCATGCCCTCTTTGGTAAATTCGAGTTCCTCACCTATTAGGCTCTTGCCTTCTAACCAATCATGCACAAATCCCACTAGGGGCGCTTCCTTTGAACGGATAAACCGATACAAAGTATCTGCTCGATTTATGTCCGTCATTTCTTTTGTCCCTGTGGTTTTTCGCACACCCGTTACAATTTGTGCAATATAACGAGCGATTTGTTGATTGCCACCCCACGGGTCAAGGCGAGTATTTCCCATTTTTACCTTACCGAAATCAGATGAACGGGGGTCAAGTTCTACTTCTGCACCACCTAGTGCGGCGAGTCCAAGTAGTGTGCTTAAAATCCCGAATGTGCCGAAAATATCACGGGCAAATTCCTTCTGTAAATTTCTCGGCAATCTAGCATAAACATACGGAGTTTGAAACCTTGAAATAGCAAATCTCGGAGAGAATAATAGGGCATTTAATTCTGCCCCAATGTTAGACATTCTGCCCAATTCACCTCTACCTGTAGCCACATTTATAAATCTTGCCAGTTGCTTTAATTCCTTTTCGGCAAGCGGCGCCCCCTTCTGTTCAAACTTCGTAACGATGCCCGCAAATACATCTGCCCTAATCTTATTTAGATAAGTGACATAGGCTCGCTCCGAGAATCTAACGCCAAAATATTTTGAAAATCGGCTCATAAAGGCTTCTTCACGTCTTGAAATAGAAATCGCCTTTTGCGTAATCGGGGCGATATAAAGATTAGCCTGTTCCATTAAAGAGAAATGTGGACTCTCTCTAATTGCTTGGTCTACCGCCTGGGTATATTTTTCTGAGAACATAGCTTTTGCCATGTCCACAAAAGCCCTACTCGCTTCTCTTGGTCTTGTAAAGGAGAACATCAAGCCCTGTCTTAGCGGTGCGGACAAATCCCATGACGACAGAAAGGCTTTGGGAATATTGATAACATCCAGAAATACCTGATATGCCTTAGAACGGGGTTTGCCCGCTAGGTCTATTGCCACACCAAAAAAGTCCTCAAGTAGATTAACCTGATTCGGTTGTAAAATCCTGCCATCCATAAAATCCTTAAAGGCGTTCCATGTTCTTAATTTGGTAAAGTACCCCAACTTTGCCGAATTTATATCCCTTACAAGTTGTGACATTTCATCAGGTTTGAAGGCGTCCTTAATCGGTGTTCCTTCGGGGATTATCTTGCCCTTCAGTTTCGCCATTGATGCTTCAAAGGCACTCAACTCCTCACCAGCGGCAATCTTGGCATCAACAGTTTGAGCTGCCTGTGCTGCACGTTTCCGAAGTTCCGTACTTTTTAATCCCTCGATATAAGGTCTGTTTTTCTTTTGCTCCTCTATCAAGCGGGTAAATTTCTGTGCTACGGTTTCGGTGGGTTGCCCAGGAGGAGTTATTCCCCCCATTTTCACAGGTGGCTTAACGGGTGGGACTATCCCACCAGCACTAGGCGGTACTCTTGGTGCTCCACGTCTTTCAAGGTATTTAAGTTTTCCCCAGCCTGCTTCCATTTGCCTGACTAGAGTTTCAGCACCTTCAGGGGTTATTCTCGGATAGCCTTTTGCCAAAAGTTCGATAACTTCTTCAGGGGTTGAACCCTTCTCTAGCATATTCTCGGCAATTCCACGCATGGCTGCTAATGTTCCCGTGTCTAAGTGTTCAAGAGCCTTTTCACCTGCTGTTTGAACAGCCTTCGGCGCAACTTCAGGTATCTTGGGGGCGACTTTGGGGACAACCTGTTCGGCAATTTTCTCCGCAGTCGGGACTACCTTTTGTGCCATTCTCTCGACAATCTGTGCGGCGCCACGCTCGGAGATTCCTAATCTGGTAATTCCACGGATAATATCATCAACTAAAGCACCTTTGGCTAGTTGGGATTCGGCAAACTTGGCAGCGGCTTCAAAGAGCTTAATACCTTTTTCCGCCTTACCTGCCTGTCCGCCAGGAATATACATAAGTGGGTCAATAGCGAACTCAAGCCCGCCTTTAACTCCCAATTTGGCTCGCTCACCAGTCATAGGACTTGTCCACGGCAATCCAATAGCGGGTTCTTCTTTCCAACCGAACTGTTGAGCAGCACCTTTATAAATCTGCTCTGCTGCGGGTTGAATGATACGCTTTTGATATTCCCCCAAAAGTGCCATCCCCGTATTTGGTGGAAGCCACCGTTGTACCTCTTGGGCGGCAGGACTTTGCATCCACTGTGGGAAAGTCTGCCCCTGTTCCTCCTGCCACGGTGTTGCCCTGCGCCAGAATTTTAACCATGCGGGAATAGGAGGTGCAGGAGTATTGGGATATGAAACATCATAAAGAGTTTGCGACATATCTTATCTTACCTGTGTTAAACCTCGACCGCCACCGGGCGGAGCCATAGACCATAATCGCCACTGAGCTTCTTCGGGCGTGGAGCCTGTTCTAGCTTGTTCATAACCGTAATATTGCTGTTGTGCTGTCGGTCCCATGCGGGCTTGGTATTGAGTCGAGGGATTTGTCAATTCTGGTATCCCTGTCATGTTTGTAGGATTCCAGCCAGGGATTGTTGCACCTGCAGTCGCACCATAATCCTGTGGCATTAACGGAAGCATCCACGGTTGAATTACAGGTGCTTGACCTGCCGCAGCCGCATATTCAAGCCAAGAGTGCGGTTCAGCAGCTAAATTAGCCAGATAGTTTTTCTGTTCCTGTGCTTGTTGTTGTCCCCACTGTTCTTTCGACCATGCCAGTTGTGCGTTTTGATTGGCAATCTCTGCCTCCAGTCTCCGCCTTTCCAAATCCAGCTCCGCATCACTCATTCCAGTTTCTTTTGCCAGCTGTTGTAATTGCAAATTTATCATTGCTCTCTGGTATTCAGTCATTGCCGTGGATTCTTGGGTTTGTGTCCTACCCAAAACTTCCCACGGGTTACTAATCGACAATGGATTATTATAAACATCATATCCACCCGTGGAATAAATATCGGGTTGGCCAAAACCAGAAGTTGTTGGGGCAGAATAATAAGGATTGGTTGCTTGTGTCCCAGTGGGATAAGTCCCACCAACTCTCCCCGCAACTGGTTGTGACGTGCTTGCCACCTGTCCCCAAGTAGAATAGGGATTTGCTGCTGGTTGAGGTATACCATAAGCCGCAGCAGCAGTGGGATTGGTTGCATAAGCCCTTACTGGGTCGATATATAGTCCCGTACCCGCTGCTGTGGCTGCCTGTGCTGGTTGCTGTGGTGTATTAAACCAATTATCCCAAATTGCCATTATAGTGCCTCCTCCAAATCCTTTACTTCTTTGTAGGACTTGTTAAAAATCAATTTTGCCAATGGGGTATCATCTTCTTGCCCATAGACCTGCCCCAAAAGTTGAAAATCCAACGGTGTCCACTCCTCGTATTTCTTACCGATTAAAGATTCTGGACTGCCGACTTTCTCCAACGGTTCGATGATTTCCTCAATAAAGGCATCGGCAGCTTTTAGTTTTAGGTCAATGACCTCTTGTGTAATTTTGGTTAGAGTGGTTTCCTTCATCTATTACCGCCCCCACCGATTCCCTGTTGGGGCTTCATTGGTTTTTTACTTCGTAATGACCCAAGTTGGTTCTGTAATTCCTCGGCGCTTCCTGTCGGCGGGACAGTTCTAATTGGTGGAGCCATCTGGCGGGGGATTCCGCCTTGAGGTTGTGCAACGCCGCCCAAAGGTGAGGGTGCTGTGGGCAAGCTAGCAGTCAACCCTTCTCCCATACTTCTTTTTGAAATTGCTTGCGCTAACTTGCCGCCAACATATTGAGCAACAATGGCTTGGATATTGGGGTCGTTCTTTAGCCTTTCTTTTTCTTCCTCAATCTCCATCGCCAATGGGTCAACATTCGACATTTGAGTTCTAGCCCAATTACGAGTAACAATGCCACTGGCAGACAACCTCTCTAGGTCGTCATGCCTGCGGTATTCATCTTCCTCTGAAATTGGAGCAAATTCCACATAACAGGTAAAAGGTTCTTTCATCTTGTCTTTTTTAATTTCAACATCAAAGTTATCCGTGGGGGTTTTAGCCCATACCCTAACATCACCAGGGATAACATTCTTCATCAGGCGAGCGCAGTTGGTTAATACCTTTGCCGTGCCATTCTTAAAGGCTTCGGTAGAATATTGATACCGAGCGGCAGCTTCGGATAAAACCAACCGTCTATCGGCCCCTGACCGTACGCCTGTTTCCGATAGTCCCCGCACAGACCTCGGTGCGGCATGAGCAGAGATGTAATCAGATGTGCGATATAAATGCTGGGCCAACGCTTCGGGTGGGACTTTCGATACGATTTCCTCAACCGTCACGCCTTCAGGCAATCTATTCGCCACACCGTATTTCTGGCTTATCTCTGTAACCAGCGCAGCGTTTTTCCCTGAAATAACCAGATAGGGAAATCCCGCTTTTTTTAGAACTATATCCGATATAGAGAAATCTCTTGATTCCGCAACCAAGAGGTCAAACATATATCTCAAAATCCCGACATATCTCTTTTCTGGCTCGCCATCGGCGGCCATGTTTCCTAATCCCGAATCAATCAAAACATAGGGGATAAAACCGTATTTGTGCCTCACCACGCCAACCTTGACTTTAAGGATTGGTTCGCCATCTATCATGTCGCAACGATAGGTGTCGTCCCAGTATGAAATATAAGTTACCTGTTGGTTTAATTTCTTATCCTCTGGATTCGACCAATGCGGCCATCTCTTAGAGGCATCGAAACAGAGTCTTGATTGTTCCTCTATAACGAACTGCCTTCCGCCATAAGACGGGTCAGGCATGATACAATTCGGATTTATCGCCTGAATAACTATGGGGATTGATTGATGTGTTTGAGATTGCCATTCCTCGATTCTCTCGGCATAATCAGATTCGCCTTCATTCTTATTTTGTTCGGGCTTATCAATCCACCTATCGGCATCCCATACCGTTTTGAAAACCGCTAGTCCGTGAAGTGCGTAATGCTTGGCAGCAACACGCCACGGGGAAATATCAGACTCAACATTAGTCCTATGAATCAACCCAAGATAAAACTTCCGCATCATCTCCTGCTCATCGGCAGATGCGGTGCTCGTTCCCTTGCGATTTACGAAAACTCTAGCATTTGAAATGTCAATATGGTCAACAAATGTGTCCACCATGTCCCTAGCCGTAGGCAGAACAATGCCCTCATCAGCAAATTCGCTGGGTAGGTCTAGTTTTTCAGCAAAATCCAATTCATAATATTTCTCATCATATTTGAATCCCTTGTCCCAAAGGTCACCATAGACCTCTCTGCACTTGGGTATCAATTCATCTTTTATTTCTTCGACTGTAGGTTTACCGTTTTTCATTATTCTTCCTCGTACTTAATCATCCAATGTTTAGGATTACCGCAGATGCAGGGGACTGAATGAGATGGGACACCTGCCTCAGTTGGATAATCAATCGAATATTCAGGATGCCCTATCTGTTCACCACCCAATCCGACACGGAGATAGATAGCATCGGGGTTATTGACGAAAAACATAAGACCTATTCGGGTATTTATGGCATCTACGAGGGTCTTTCTATTAGGTGCTGCGATAACACAGATTTCACCCAACTTTATATCTGCAATTTTATTCACCATCTACTCCTAAGTTTACTTCGACCCTTAAAATGTAATGTTTCTATTGGCTTGAGGCTTCCGCCAATCCCAGAAACTTCATCTTTTTTCAGCCAGCAAATTCCAACCGCCATTGGGTAATCATCATGTCGTCCGTGCATGGCTTCTATCCGCCCCTGTTTCTGGGCATTGCGGATAATATCTTGAAATTGTTTTAATCCATTCACATTGTAAATCTGAATCTGCCTGTTATTGATTGCAGGAATCAAACTGCCCCAGAGTGCCACCCTAGTCCCGACAACCTTCCCGCCGTCATCTAAACTCCCCTGGGTATTAAATCCTATCTTCCGCCTTTTATCATCTTCATAACCTAAACTCCTATAATTCAAATTCTGCGCAGTCAGGATTGTAACCCCGCCGTAATCATTCGATTCGATAAACCACAATGGGTTTTGAAATATATCCAGCATCCGTGTGCTGTGTAGAGCGAGTTCCTCCGGCGGCAATAAATTGTCCATAATATCCGCCACAACCTCACCCGTCTTGACATTCATAATTGTGGTAACCGAGAAGTCTCTGCCCACGCCATGCGATGTGTCTGTCGCCGCAACAAAGAACTGCCCGATGGAAAAGTCCTTGTAAATATGGACTATATTAGAATCTATGCCATCCTTGACAACCTTGATGGGATTCTTAACATCACCCATCATCTCGTCTATAATCTTCAAATCGAAAGCTGCAATCGTCTGGGCGGGACTTAACGCCTCCTCAATGGAGGCGGGATAATTCTTGAGCATGTAAAGTTCAGGGGTTAGTGTCCCAAGTTCCCTTGTAGGCACGCTTTTCTTGGTTTCCTCGTACCACTTTGCGTCACGCCCGGGTCGGGCATAATATGGCGTGAACAAAGGCGTGAACCCGTTTTTATCTTCTTGGGCATCACGGAAAATCGCTATTGCCAAACCGTCTAGTTTTTCAGGGTCGGCGGTAAACACCCCAATGAATTGGCCACCTGCATCTCTGGCTGGTTTAGAAGCAAAGTAATTCTGCTCAGCATAAGGATGCTGCAACCATTCATCACAAACTATGATAGAGAAGGTAAAGGAAACACCCGCCGCCTCAGTAGCGGCGAAAGCCTTAATGGAACTCATCATGGCGGGGAAGCCCATTTCACTCCCGCTATCGGGCTGGACTTTCAATTTCAAGAAATCGGGTAGTTGAGAATAAATCCGCCTGCATTTAGCAAGTAACTCAAATGCCTCTATCTCACCCCGTGAGAACAACCCCACGGTTGCCCCTGGGTGAAATAGTGCGAACCAAGTGACATAGGCGGCGATTAACCACGAAGCCCCAACCTGTCTTGACTTGAGCCAGTCAATGAGTTTCTTGGTGAGCAACGCCTTAACCGCCTCAACGATATGCGGCCAGAGTTCAAACTTGATAACACCGCCTGAATTGTCTTGTGTCGGCGGCTCAATGATTTTGCAGTAATATTTAAGGAAACGGACAAAGGAAGTTTTGCACGCCTGCCGCTCGATACGCCTTAGTCTGCGGTCCTCCTCGGTACAATCTTCCTCTCGCTTAAAAGCGGCTATCACCGCCGCCTGTGCTATTTCCATCTCTCAAATTTTGCGTTAGATTTCGCTAGGTCAGGAGGCATTTCTCTTGCGGGTAGGGGGTCGAAAAACGGAGTAACGACTGTTACGCCCTGCGATTCCCCCGTTACGCCCTTCTTTTGCCGCTCCCTGAATCGCCTCATTCTTGCCTTTGCTGTTTCTCTTGCCCTTACCTTATCTCTATATGGCATTTGACCTCCAGTGGATTACGACTTAAATACAACAAGGATAAAGCCCCCGTGGGGGACAGTTTACATAACGCATAAGGTCTGAAATAGAATAAAAATTTGTCTGTGACCTCATCGTTCATATAACCCGCTCTCTCGTTCCCATCCCACTTCCACTTCTAAGAGCTATATGCCTGGTACTGGCTAGTGCCGGGGGCTGCTAAGTATTGCGGTTACTAGCATAGGATAGCTTTACATAAGGGGTGTCCAATCCTGTAAAAGTAGAACAACATGCTGGAAAACGTAGCTAAATCTGTTCTAGTTCGTACAATAGCCATTCTGCGAGGTTATAAACTAGCTTCAGACAGCAACTTCCTCTCATCCTCTAGGGCCAGCCTGGTGGCAAGCTCATAATCCTCTGGGGTCATCGAGGCAATAGCTGTGACCGTAGCATCAATCTCTTGTCTGGCCCGTCCGTGTATGCGGTCGTCACAATGCTTTAGACAATCTTTATCACCCTGGAGAGCTAGTTCTATCATCTTTTTGGCTATCTGGTAGGCGTTACGCTCATAAAGCTCTTTTATTTCTGTGGATTCCTTCTTTTTTCTCCCCGGGTTATGAGGTCTTATCGAGTGGCCTTTCTCAAATGGCATATAAAATGACTCCTGTTAGCTTTAGCAATAGATGGTTGGTGATACCTCGTGGTATCTCATCCTAATAGGTTGGGCTGCTTTAACGTATCTATTGATACAAGCGAGTTAATGTATTCCGCGACTCTAGGGGATAGCCCGGCCTTATTAGCTTCCGCAAATACCCGCTCTATAAACTCAAGGTACCTAATCAGTTCCGCCCGGTGGACCGCCACGTACTCCACGAACTCCGCCAGCGTCCCAAACTCTCGTGTCGGCACGGGATAGCCGTATATCAACAAGCCAGTGTATATCTTGCCTTCTTCATTCCGCCATATTGCTCTCATTATCTCTCCAAAAGAAAAAGCCAGCATTGCTACAGTATTTCTCTGTAGAGTGGCTGGCTATGGTGATTAACTAAAAACCCGCCTGGTTGCGCTTGCCTTTCGGTAGAGGCGGGCGGGTTATGTTGTGCAGCGTCGCACATTGACAGTTAGTATCTAAATTTTACAATACAAGAGGTGTCCTGTCAACGCACTAGATAACTACTTTAATTTATTTCTCCAAAACAGCCCTAAATCTATTGACAACCGCTTGATAATAGTTTATTATGATTGCAGGAGGTAAAGAGAATGGAATCAGCACAAATTGGACAACGAGTTAAGTATGTTTCACCTGACACGGGAGAGACATACTTTGGCAAAGTCAAAAGCACTCAAATCATAGATAGCGAATATATACCTAACTATCAACGAGCAGAGGTTGAAATTGACGCATATATCGCTAAAAGCTATGTATTCACACTGCTAGAGTGTAACACGAGATTTTTAGACTATGCCTAGTTTTCATTATACCCATTAGCTCAGGACACCAGTCCTGGGCTAGTAGGTCGAATGAAACAAAACAGGAGGAGAGAAAATGGATGTCAATGTACGAAACAAGCAAGTCAAAGCAATTCTATCTAAGTTATTCGGTCGAGAGAATGTTAGCGTCAAGGGTGG